TCCGAGCGCAAGCTCCAGCCCATGGCGCCGATCCGCCTCGCCGAGGCCGACCAGAAGCGCCGCAAACTGATCGGCGATGCAGACGAAGGCGCACTCGTCGATGACCTGCGCGACCCCGCCTACTGGGCCCACGTCGCCCAGCAGTTGCGCCCATGGGATGAAGTGCGCGTGCGCGCGCACGACGGCACCTGGTACGCCGACTGCCTGGTGCTCGAGGCCGGGCGCAACTGGGCCCGCATGCACATCGAGCGCGTGGAGTACCTGACCACCGCCGATGTGGCCATCACCCAGGCCGACACGCTGAGCCCCTACGAGATCACCCACCGGGGCCCGCGCGCCATGTGGAGCGTGATCCGCAAGTCCGACCGCGCCGTCCAGGTCGAGGGCCTGCAGACCATGCAGCAGGCCGCCGACTGGTTGAAGGAGAGGCTGAAGGCGGGCGTCTAAGTGGCGACCAACCGCCTCGTCATCTACAACGGGGCGCTGTTGCTGTGCCGGCAGCGGCGCCTTGCCTCGCTCACCGAGAACCAGGAATCCAGGCACGACCTGGATCTGGTGTGGAACGACGGCGGGGTGCGCCACTGCCTCGAGCAGGCGCAATGGCACTTCGCCATGCGCAGCACGCGCCTGGACTACGACCCGGGGATCGACCCGCAGTGGGGCTACCGTCGCGCCTTTCCCAAGCCCGATGACTGGGTCGCCACGAGCGCGCTGTGCGTGGACGAGTACTTCCGCTCGCCGCTTCTCGCCTACAGCGACGAGGCGGCCTACTGGTACGCCGACTACGACCAGATCTACGTGAAGTACGTCTCCGACCACGCCGACTGGGGCGGCGACATGAGCAAGTGGCCCTACACCTTCGTCGAGTACGTCAAGGCCTACTTTGCCAGCCGCGTCGTGGGTAAGCTCAGCGGCGACAAGGCCGTCATGGACTACCTGCTGCATCCCAAGACTGGCCTGGTTGCCGAGCGCTTGCGCGTGGCGAAGAACCGCGCCGCGATGACTGGACCCACCACCTTCCCCGTGACAGGTGCCTGGGCGAACGCGCGCGCCGGCCAGCGCAGTGGCTGGAAGGACGGAGGCAACACCGGCAGCCTGATCGGGTAGGGGGAGCACATGGCCGAGATCGTCACGCTCCCGATCTGGAAAAAAGACGCGACGGCTTACGAGCGATTGAGCGAGCTCGCCATGCTCGCGCGCGAGCACCCGGAATACTTCGAGACGTTCGTGATTGTCTATCGCGGCACTTTGCCGTGCGGCAACTGGCGTGTGCGGACAATGGAACACGGTAGTGATCTGGCTGGCTGGATCGGCTTGATGGAGCTCGGGAAAAACAAGATCATCGATTCGAGCGAAGGATAGAGCCAATGGCCGGCCAGCACGTCGCCCTCTTCGCCTTCAACCGAGGGCTGGTGTCTCGCCTGGGTCTCGCCAGGCAGGACCTGAAACGCATGGCCCTCGCTGCCGAGGAAATGACCAACTGGATGCCGCGCGTGATCGGCTCCATGATGATCCGCCCGGGGCTTGGCTACACCGGCGCCACCGCCTCGAACAACGCCGCGCGGCAACTGCCCTTCGTTTTCTCGATCTCCGACAAGGCCTCGATCGAGCTCACCAACGTGCTCATGCGCATCTGGATCGGCGACACGCTGGTGAGCCGCGTCTCGGTCGCAAGCGCCGTGGCGAACGGCAACTTCGATACGAACCTCGCCAGTTGGACCGACAACGACGAGGCAGGCGGGGTTTCCGCCTGGGTAGCGGGTGGCTACATGGGCCTGACCGGCAACGGTACCGCTGCGGCGATCCAGGACCAGACCGTGACGGTGGCCGGCGGCGACCAGAACAAGGAACACGCGCTACGCATCGTCGTGCAGCGCGGCCCAGTGGTGCTGCGCGTGGGCACCGGCACCACGGACGACTCCTACGTGAACGAAACGGTGCTCGGCACAGGCCAGCATTCTCTCGCTTTCACCCCGAGCGGCAACTTCAATATCCGGTTCTTGTCGCGCCTGAAGCGCCAGGTGCTGGTGGACTCCTGCAACGTCGAGGCCGCTGGCACGATGACGATCCCCACGCCCTGGATCGCCGCGGACCTGGGCAAGATCCGCTACGACCAGTCCGCCGACGTGGTGTTCCTCGCCTGCGCGGGCTACCAGCAGCGCAGGATCGAGCGCCGCGCGACGCGCTCCTGGTCGATTGTGACCTACGAACCAGAGGATGGCCCCTTCGATATCGAGAACATCGGCCCCATCACCATGACCCCGGCGGCGCTCTCGGGCAATACCACCCTCACGGCCTCAGCCGCCTACTTCAAGAGCACCAACGTGGGCTCGCTTTTCTCGGTGACCTCCAACGGCCAGACCGTCACCGCCACCGCGACCGCGCAGAACACCTTCACCAGCGCCATCCGCGTGACCGGCGTGGACGCTGGCCGGGTGTTCTCCCTCACGCTCTCGGGCCTCACGGCCACCGGATCCACGGTCACGCTGCAGCGCTCGCTTGACTCAGCCTCCGGGCCATGGACCGACGTTGCCAACTACACCACCGACCAATCCGGCACCACGTTCGACGACACCCTCGATAACCAGATCGCCTGGTATCGGATAGGGGTGAAAACCGGCAACTACGTTGCCGGCACCATCGTGATGACGTTGAACTACGCCAACGGCTCTATCCGCGGCATCTGCCGGGTGACGGCCTTCAGCTCGAGCACCGCGGTGAACATCGAGGTCATCAGCGACTTCGGCGCTACCGCCGCTACTGATGTCTGGGCCGAGGGCGAGTGGAGCGACCGCAGGGGATGGCCATCGAGCGTGGGGTTTCACGAAGGGCGTCTGTTCTGGGCCGGCAAGAACGGCGTCTGGGGCAGCATTTCGGATGCCTATGATTCCTTCGACGCCGAGTTTGAGGGCGATGCGGGCCCGATTGCCCGCACGGTGGGCTCAGGGCCCGTGGACACCATCAACTGGCTGGTGAGCCTGCAGCGCTTGATGCTCGGCGCTCAAGGAGCGGAATTCGCCTGCCGCTCGAGCTCGTTCGATGAGCCCCTGACACCCTCCAACTTCAACATCAAGACCGCCTCCAACCAGGGCTCCTCGAACGTCGATGCCGTGAAGGTCGACGACCGCGCCATCTTCGTGCAGCGCGGCGGCACGCGCGCCTATGAGCTCTCGATGAGCGCCGAGAACTACGAGTACGGTGCGAACCATCTCTCGGCGATTGTGCCGGACATCGGCAAGCCCTCCATCAGCCGCATTGCCGTGCAACGCCAGCCCGACACGCGCGTGCACTTCGTGCGCTCCGACGGCACCGTGGCGGTGCTCGTTTTCGACAAGGTCGAGAACGTGATCTGCTGGCTCGAGATCGAGAGCACGGCCGGCGCCGGTGCGATCGAGGACGTGATGGTGCTGCCCGGTGACGAAGGATCCAACGAGGACATCGTCTACTACATCGTGCGCCGCACCATCAATGGGGCGACCGTGCGCTACCGCGAGCGCTGGGCGATGGAAAGCGAGTGCCTGGGTGATGCGCAGCTGTGCAAGCTCGCCGATTCTTTCCTCACATACACCGGCGCGGCCACTACGACCATGACCGGCCTGGATCATCTCGAGGGCCAGCAGGTCGTGGTGTGGGCCGATGGCGCCGATGTGGGCACGGGCGACGATGACTCCCTCACCTATACCGTTGCGGGTGGCCAGGTGACGATCGGCTCGGCGGCAGCGAACTGGGTCGTGGGCCTGCGCTACACGGCGCGCTGGAGGAGCGCCAAGCTCGTGCAGATCCCGGCGCAGCTAGGCACCGCCCTGGGCCAGCACAAGGCGATCAGCGGGCTTGCGTTCATCCTTGCCGATGTGCACCCCAAGGGGATCAAGTTCGGCCCTGACTTCGACACCCTGGTGCCGCTGCCAGAAGTCGAGGAAGGCGCGATTCTCGACCCCGACGCCATGCGCACTGACTACGACCAGGAGCCCATCCCGTTCCCCAGCAAGTGGTCCACCGATGCGAGGGTCTGCCTCGAGGCGGTAGCCCCCAGGCCGGTGACCGTGCTCGCCGCGGTCTGCGAAGTGACGATGAACGAATGATCACCGTGGACTACGCAAGCGGTGAGGACATCGAGCGCCTGATGGGCGAGCGCCCGGCAAAGACCGTGCGTGCCGTCGCCATCAAGGAGGGCGACGAGGTCCTGGGCATTGCGTGCCTGTTCGTGGACGAAACCAGGCAAGGCGTGCTCGCTGAATTCACCGACCGGGCGAGGGCCGACAAGCGCGCCATGGTGCGCCTGTACCGGATGATGGTCGAGCTTGCAAAGCGGGCCAAGCTGCCCACCTACGCACAGGCACGGCCCGACATACCCAAGGCCAAGGAATTCCTCGAGCACATCGGATTCAAGCACTTTTTCGGCGATAACTACGTATGGCCTGGGCCGGCATAGCGCTCGCAGCAGGTTCTCTTCTGATGGGCTTCATGGGCCAGAAGCAGCAGTCGGCTGCGCTGAAGAAACAAGAAGAAGCCGCCGCCCAGGCGGCCGAAG